CTTTTAATAATAGCCGTAGCTTACACTTTTTCCTTGCTACTTGGCCCGTCGTTTGCATATGGCTTACCGCTATGGGAATCTCCACTATGGCTTTTAATCTCAACGGCTTTAACTTTAACCAGTCAGTCGTTGATGCTAATGGGAGAGTCGTCCCCACTTGGGCTGACGTTCTCAACCGTGCCAACTTAGGTATGGAAGTTATGCATGAGCGTAATGCTCACAACTTCCCGCTTGATCTAGCTGCTAAAGAGATCACACCAATAGCATAACATCACGTCCGTTCATCCATCTTTCATGGACGCATGACAGCCAAGGCATGGAACGGGGTCTTGGTAAATAGGTACTTACAATGACTGTAAAACTTGTTTATCGTGGTGTTTCTTACACTAAAACAACTAAAAACTAATGTCACATCAAAACTCTAAAGGAGCAGTCGCTTCTGTCTATCCTTATGGTATAGAGAATCATCATAACAAACCAGAAGAGCATCCTGATACGATGCCTAGTGATAAACAACCTCCTGGGGTTGATGAAGAAGATGACTTCCCTCAATCTTTAGAGGAAGCATTGGTCGGTTGAAAAACTTTAATAGTTTATGGCTAATTCTCTTTGGAGCGTTAGCCTTTTTTATACATGTGGAAGTGCTTCATGTGAACTTTCATAGCAGAGAGATACCTCAGTGTCGGACCTCTCTGTAATTGGCATAAGCCCAGTACGCTGGATACCTTTTGCCGTCTAGACGGTAGGGATAGACCTACAAATTTCAATTTAATTTCTGTACAGAGAGAGTCAATATAAACATTATCCATAACAATGGCACATCAAAATAGTAACGAACCATTAGCCGATCTGACACGGCCTGGTCAATCGAACTCCACGGGAGATTCGAGAGCCCTTTACCTTAAACTGTTTAGCGGCGAAATGTTCAAAGGATTCCAGCGTAATACAATCGCAAGGGATCTTGTAACAAAGAGAACTCTTAAAAACGGTAAGAGTTTACAGTTCATCTACACAGGTAGAACCACAGCTGAGTACCATGTTCCTGGCAACAGCATACTAGGTAACTCCGATGGAGCACCTCCAGTAGCTGAGAAGACTATCACTATTGATGATCTACTTATTAGTTCAGCATTCGTTTACGAATTGGACGAGACCCTTGCTCATTACGATTTGAGGGGAGAGATCTCTAAGAAGATTGGTTACGCTCTCGCTGAGAAGTATGACCGTCTAATCTTTAGAGCTGTATCTAAAGGTGCTCGTCAAGCCAGCCCTATCACAAAGTCTAACTTTGTAGAGCCTGGTGGAACACAGATCCAAGTTGGAGCTGGTTCTAATGCTGATGACGCATTAACCGCATCTACTCTAGTAACTGCTTTCTATGATGCAGCTGCTGCTCTTGACGAAAAGGGTGTGAGTGGTGACGGACGTGTTGCCGTATTAAACCCACGTCAATACTATGCACTGATAAAAGATTGTGCAAACAACAACTTGATCAATAGAGATGTACAAGGTACAGCTTTACAAAGTGGTACAGGTGTTCTTGAAATTGCAGGTATTCATATCTACAAATCAATGAACGTACCATTCTTTAGTAAGTACGGTACTAAGTATGCTCCATCTTCAGGTGCAGCTGCAGCTACTGACCTTGATACAGTAAATCCTGGAAACACAGGTTCATTCGTTGACGTAGCTACTGAAGACGCACGTGCTTCTGTTGCAGGTATCAACAACAACTACGGTAACGCTACCGACTATGCTAACTCTTGTGGACTTATATTCCAAAGAGAAGGTGCAGGTGTTGTTGAAGCAATGGGACCATCAGTTCAGGTAACAAGCGGAGACATAAACGTAATCTACCAAGGAGATGTCATTCTAGGTAGGTTGGCTATGGGAGCCGACTTCCTTAACCCAGCAGCTTGTGTTGAACTGTTCGCAGGTACAACTACTAAGCCAGCAGGATTTGGTACTACATACCCAGCTAACGCTTAATTCAAACATTTATACAGGGGGCTTCGGCCCCTTTTTTTATTCTTATGGCAAACATATCATATGGAGCGTCCACCGAACTGGATGCAGTAAACTCTATATTGATGAGTGTTGGAGAGTCACCTGTTAATACCTTAAGTGTACAAAGCCCTGAAGTGGCTATTGCACAGAAAACTCTGCAGCAAGTCTGCCGTGAGATATTAGCGGAAGGTTGGAAATTCAATACTGAAACACAATATCCTATTACATTAGATTCAAGCAATCATTGTATTGTTCCTGATAATGTACTACAAATAGACCTTAATAGGTATAGACATCCTGATGCATTTGATACTGTCAGGAAAGAACATAATGGTATCAAGAAATTATATGATTTACATGATCATACTTTTGAATTTACCAACACATCTGGTGATAAAATATATGTTGATATAATATGGATGATGAATTTCAACGATATACCACAGGTGTTCCAAGACTATATAACTATCAGAGCCTCTAGGATCGCTTCTAACCGCATGGTAAACAACCCACAGGCAGCAGAACTCATTTCAGCAGATGAAGCCCAAGCAAGGGCTGTAGCGTTGGAGTATGATACTGTCCAAGGTGATTATAATATCTTCAATAATCAAGAAGGTAGGACTAATGCTAGCACTGTTTACCGACCATATAAAGTTCTACAGAGAAGGTAATGCCAACAGTAAATCAACGTATTCCTAACTTTCTAGGAGGGGTATCCCAACAACCAGATTCAATTAAATTTCCTGGGCAGCTAAGAGTATGTGATAATGCTGTACCTGATGTGACTTTCGGATTAATGAAACGACCTCCTGGGGAATTTGTTAAAAAACTTACCAATGCTAATGCAGATGGTTATTGGTATGAAATAATTAGAGATGGAGATGAAAAATATTTAGTACAAATGACAGCATTATCCAGTTACAGTGGTACTAAACCTATAAGAATTTGGAACCTTTTAACTGGTGTAGAACAAAGTCTTACCAATTCTAATGGTGATTCCTTGTTTACTTATATGCAACAAACAGGTACTACAAAACCTTATGCTATACAGACAATACAAGACTACACGATCATTACTAATCCAAAACAAACGATTAGTACGACTGGGAACACTGATACTCCTCTCAACAGTGGGGACTACGCTTTTGCTAGGTTAGATACAATTGCTTATAACACTGAGTATGTATTATATACAGGTACTACGGCACCTACAGCTAATACTTACTATAGAGTTACAGCATTAAGTGTAACTAAAGTTAGTGGTCAACCTTCTGAAACTGGTAATCCTAATGGTAATCAACAAACTGGTAATACTTGGGATGACCAATTTAAAGATGGTAGGTATTCTGGTTTAGCACAATTCTCATTTAGTGACTCTGCTTGTGAAGATGTTGAAGGGCATGTAACAGTTAATGCTGTCAGTTATGTAGATAGTAACACAGCTAATTATGACAGTGATGGGTCAGGTCAATCAACAGATTTTTTAGGTTATACACAAAACTATAAAACTAGGTACACAGCACAGGTTACTTTAAAAGACGGTGGGCTTATAAAAACTACTTCTGAATCAACAGCTTTAGCAAAATCACATACTATTACTATTGAATCAGTTAATTATACTGTCAATGTAGATGCAGTTGAACCTGTTGAAACTTATGAAGGTGTGTCTGGTATAGCTTTTTATAGAAGTCCTAAGAATCCTGATAAAGGTAAACTTAGTATGGTAAATATCCTTCAAAAACTATTTACCGCAGTAAACTCCAATCTATCTAATGTAACTGCTGAAGTAATTGGTAGTGGTTTATACCTATATGGTAGTGCTGCTCCTACAGTAAACTTTCTCGGAGGTGCTGTAAATGAGCAGATGAATATAATAGGTAATACAGCTCAGGATGTTAGTAGATTACCAAGTCAATGTAAACACGGTTATATAGCACAAGTAGCTAACTCAGACAACTTAGATGCTGATAATTATTATGTTAAATTTATAGCTGATAATGGTACGCAAGGTAGTGGTAAATGGGAAGAATGTCCTAGACCACATAACTTTTCATCAGGCAGTGACCCTATGGTTAAAGGGTTAGACCCCGCTAAGATGCCTCATGCTTTAGTTAATAACCGTAATGGTACATTTACTTTTAAAAAGTTAGATGAAACTACAGCTAATGCTGATAGTAATGATAACTACTGGAAGTATAGAGAAGTAGGTGATGATGTAACCAACCCATTCCCTAGCTTTAACGGTAAAGAAATCCAGAAAATATTTTTTCATAGAAATAGATTAGGACTTATTGCAGATGAACAGGTAGTTCTCAGTCGTCCTGGGGATTACTTTAATTTCTTTATTGTTTCTGCTATTTCTGTAAGTGATGATAATCCTGTTGATATCACAGTATCGGATATTAAACCTGCATTTGTTAATCATGTACTCCCTATACAAAAAGGGGTGATGATGTTTAGTGATAACGGACAATTCTTGTTATTTACTGAGTCAGATATTTTTAGTCCTAAAACGGCTAGATTAAAAAAGATAGCTAGTTATGAATGTGATGCATCTTTACAACCTAGAGATATGGGTACATCAGTTATGTTTACTTCTAATGTATCTGCATATACTAGAGCATTTGAAGCAACCATATTGGATGATGATGTACCACCTAAAATTTTAGAACAAACTAGAGTTGTACCAGAATATATACCAAAAGACATCACCATATCAGCTAATTCTACTGCATTAGGTATTGTTACTTTTGGTAAGAAAAATTCATCTGAAATTTATCATTATAAATACTTTGATTCTGGAGAGAGAAGGGATCAATCAGCTTGGTATAGCTGGAATTTAACAGGTACTATGCAGCATATGACTTATACTGCTGGTAGTTTTTATGTAGTAACTAAACATGGTAGTGATTATATATTATGTAAACATGAGTATGTAACAGATGCTACAGCTACTAGAAGTTATACTGTAGGTGGTGTTGAAGCTAATGTAGGTTCACCCTTATACACAGCTAGATGGTTTGAAGCTTGTCTAGATTGTATGGATGTTCCAACATCTATCACTTATACAGCTCAAACTACAACAGCTCCTGAAAAAACTGTCTTAGCTTTAAACTATACACCTACAGCTGCTACTAATTTTTATGCAGTTGGTTTAAATGGTACTAACGCAGGTATGGTTGTTAAAGCTGATTCTGTAACTACTAATAGTGCTACCTTTAACGGGATTAATATGACTGGATGGGAAGTGGTTGTAGGTTATGCTTACACTAGTACAGTTGAACTACCAGATTACCATTTAGCAGTTGAAGCTAATAAGTTTGATACAGATGGTTCCTTAAGAATCTCTGGTCTTAACTTTGATTTAGGTGTATCTGGTCCTATGGAGTTCCATCTAACAGCTAAAAATTCTTATGTTGATAATGCCGGTACAGTTACCAAAGAGTTTGATGATTACATTCAATATGAATCAGGTATGAAAACTGGTTTAGCTAACTTTGGTGAACCACCTTCAGAATTAAATAAGTCTGTGAGAGTACCTATACAAAAGAAAAATACTAAATATAATTTACAAATAAAAATACCAGATCCTTTTTCCACCGCTTTAATCTCAGCTAGCTGGGACGGCAACTATAACCAAAGAAGACATGTACGAAGGTAAGTATATCCAACCCTGCACTCCAGAGTTAGCTCTAAGTGTGGGGTTGAACTTACGCTATGAAGATAGACGTGAGGTAGAAGAGACAACAGGATACTGTGCTGAAGCAGTTTGTATCCAATCATATTTTAATTCCGCATATGGAAGTTGTGTTTATTTTAAGGTTCCCAACGGCAAGGCTGCTGGAGTGGCGGGTGTGACCCCACAGAATGTTGTATGGATGCTTTGTACTGAGGCCAGCACAGAGTACCCACATACATTTGTACGGGAAGCTAAACGCTGGGTAAATAGTTTATCCAATCCTTATGTTTTTAACCACGCAGATATGCGGAATGAGTCTCATATTAAATTACTTAAACTACTTGGATTCACATTTGTTAACTACCATGTTTATAATGGTGTCCCCCTCATAGAGTTTATAAAAACATGTGCGACCCAATCACAGCAGCTATAGTTGTTGGTGCAGGTACAGCTGTTTCAGGTATTCAAGAACAGAATAGAGCACATCGAGCACAAGTCGATGCTGTTAACCGTTCTAATGCAATGGCTCGGCAGAAATACCTAAATGATATACAGATCTCCGCTTACAATGACCAACAAAAACTTAATGTATTTGATGCACAGTTAGGTGCTGATGTAGCGTCAAAACAAGCATACTACAAACAACAAGAAATTAACCAGATTGAAGCTAACAGAGCAATACAGGCTGCAGATCAAGAGCTTCAAGAAAAACTAACTGAACAAATGTTTGCTAGCCAAGCTAACTTAGCTAAAGCTATACAGGCTCAAGGTACTGTATTAGCAAGTAATATGGCATCTGGACAGTCTATGCTGTTAGAGCTTACTCAAGCTGAAAGAGAGCTTGGATTTGAACAAGCTCAAATTGATGCTACTATATTTGATGCTACTAGATCTTACGGGATTGATAGATATGGCATTGATTTAGACCAATATGCAGCAGATACAAGTGCTAGAAATAGTATTACCACATCTGCTTTAGTTGCACCAACTGCTTCATTCCAAACTATTAAACCAATTAAACAAAACGCTCCCTCTAAACCTTCAATCCTTGGACCTATTTTGGCAGGTGCATCTGCTGGTATCGGTGCTGGGTATGGTATGGGTGGAAAAGATTGGTACAAAACTGGATAAATAACAATGCCCTATCAAAGAAGTACACAAGCCTCTGGCTTCAGAAAACGTACAGGTCCAGACACAAGTAAGCAGCTACGGCAATACGCTACAGCTCTGGACAAAGAACGTAAAGCGAATGTCGGAGAAATGGAACGTCAAGGCGTTCAAATGACAAATGAGATGACACGCATAGATGCGTTGGCATCCAAAAAAGATGCTTATGAATTACAAAACTTAAGAAATTTCAGTAAGACTCTTAGCAATTTTATGGATACTGTTACAACTAAGGTTGTTAAACCAGTATATGACCAACAAATAGAAGATGGTGTTTCACTAGGAGTACGGTACCAACAAGGGGACCCTACTGCTATTGCTGAAATAGAAGCTAGTGAAAAACAACTTGAAGAAATTGAATCTAGAATTGCAGAACAAGCTCTTAAAACAAGTCAAACTGAAGATGCAATAAGAGCTCAATGGGAGAAAGAGGGTAAAACAGCTTCTTTAGAAGAGGAATATCGTCTCCAAAACATTAAAAAACTAGGTTCTAACAGAGCACTTGGCTTTAGAAAAGGGCTTTTAATGGAGTCAGCTACTGGCTGGGATGCTTATAGAGATAGTTCTTTACTATATAATGAAGATAATCCTGATTCTACAGAAAATATAGGTACTGAAGATGATCCAATTATAGTTGGACAATACCATAGGTACACTGGTTTAGAGGGTATAGAAAAAAAGAAAGCTATTCTTGGTCATTTAACTAATAAATATATAGTTGAAAAAGGTAAGGAGTCTGGTTTATCTAAGAGTTATATACAGAAGTATTTAACAAACCCTATACTAGAACAAAACGCTAAGTTCCAACAGAAAGAAGCACAGACAGCTAGACTAGAAGAAGCTTCTGCTGCTTCTGAGGATAACAAAGAAGCTATTAGTTTAGGTATTGATGCTATTGATACTGATAATGGTAAGACTTTTGTAGAAAGTGTACAGAAGTTTATACTTACTGAACCTGCTAACCAACGTGGTATGAATACAGCAGGTAGTAAAGTAGTTAATTCTAATGATTTATTAATAAATACTATAGTTGACAAGATTGTTGAATTAGATATAGACACACAAGAAGATGTCCTTGATCTTTTAGAGACTTCTAAATTTGAAGTCCCTGGAATTACCAAAACAGGTGAGAAACAAACCTTACCTAATCTTTGGTCTACTAAGTTTAATATAGATGAGATAAAAGCTAAGGTATCGAAAGAGGCTGCTAAACGAGAAAGTGATAGAAGGACTGCAGCTAAAAACGAAGCGTTAGGTGAACAAGCTAATATTTTAAAAGATTTTTATTTGAATAGAGATCCAGATATTTATGAGGCTGCGGTTCGTGTTATGCAGTCTAACCCAAAATATATGGGTGTGTTAGATCCTAAGTTTTTCATTGATATGGATGCTCGTAGATTAGCTTTACCTTATAATGAAGAGACATCTAGAATTAAATTAAAAGAAATAAGAAAAGAATATGGTAACAACCCTATCCCAAATGATCACGCTATATTAAAAAAACTACACCCTACTGTTATAGAAGAAGCTGAAGAAAAAGAGTGGATTGGACCAGACCTTTTTGCAGGTGATAATGAAGCTAAGGCTTCTCATAATGCTAATGTAAAAGCGTTATTGGCTGATGTTGAAAATCAGTTTAAACAAGATTATTCTGGTTTTAAATGGAGTGATGAAAATGACCAAGTTACTGCAGCTAATGGTTTAATAGAATCTACACTGAGAGAATACACAAATACTTATTGGACACTTGGGAGACAAAACAATCCAGATTACCCTTTATCAAAAGCAGTTAGTCTTGCAAAAATTCAGTTAAAGAAAGAAATGAAAGCAGACTGGAATAACGAAGTACTTCCAGTTCAGCTTGAAAATGGTCAAACAGGTACAAGAGATTCTGTTTGGACAATAGATGAAGGTAAAGGTGGTTTTGATAATTCAGCACTTAACAAACAATATGAATTAACAGCAACTGCACCAACCGATGTACATGTTCGTAGAAACAATACAATTGATAAAACTCAAAAGCTGATAACTAATAGTTATGATGATGAAATATTCAGCCATCCAGATTACTCACCAGTTGTAAGCCTTGAAGACTTTGAATTAGATGACGGTAAAGTTAAACATATCTGGAGAGAATTTTCAAAGATAGATCCACTTAGTAGATCTGCTGAACTTCTTTATACAATACAAGCTCAGAAAACTCCTGGAGTTGAAGTACCTCAATGGGATGCTGAAACTCAGTTAGAAATAACTAAATGGGAAGCTATACCTCCAGAGATTAAGAAACAATTAATAGGTGGTGATCGTATCTCAGGTGGACGTGCCTTACAAGAAATAGGTGTTTTAGATCTTGATACTACTATAAGTACAGCATTATCTCATAGTGAAGTTTGGGAAGATTTCAATATAACTGAAGATGAGTTACCTACTATTCTTAAATCTTTAGGTTTACAATCAATGAACTTAGAGGAAGTAAAAGCTAATCCTCAACTTTTGAAAAGTCTTTTTAAAAAGAAAATACTTAACATAACTGAACAGGTACAAGCTGTAACAACAGATCAAAACCAAGCTATTAGGATGATCTTTGCTGGTATTAAGTTTGGAGATATTAAAGAATGGAATAATCCATATACATTAGCTGCTTTAAATTCTTATTATAGTGGTAATGATTCTGCTTTAAAAAAACTTAACTCTACTTTTAACATGAATCCATATGAAGTTAAAGGTGTTGACATTCAAGCTAATGAAATAGGTATTGAAACATCTTGGGATATTAATGTATTAGATCAAGAGTTAGGAGAATTAGAACAAGAAGTTCCTCCTAAAAGTTTATTAGTCGAAGATGGTTTTATACCAACTACACGGGCTAACCCAGAATACCAGAGATGGTCTGCTAGAGTACAGTTATTGAACGATAAAAAAGTATTTATTAATGCAGAAATGCGTGGAGAAGTTTTACCACAAGATCAAGGTAGAATATTTAGTGCTGGTAAACGTATTGTAGGCATAGATAGATACACAGACCTTCAAAATGAAGTTATTAATAAGTATCCAAATCTTAGAATAAATGATGCAGGTGTTATTATTGACCCAGCTGTAGGTAACAGACGTATAGGTACTAAGTTATTTGAAGCTAGAGATATGCTTCAAACTCTATTATTCAATGAAGTACGTGGTGGACAAACTGTTGACCAAAGTGACATCATAGATGAAGATGGGGTGTTAGGAACTCCTTTATTAAAAGATGAGGATCAGTACCAAGTTGGTAGTGACTATGCTGGTAACTTTGAAAAAGGAGATTTAGTAGAAGTAAGTGGTTACGGGAAAACTGGAGTAGGTGAAACTATTCAAATTAGAAAAGATGTAGCTGAACCTTTAGAAAACATGCTAGATGCAGCAGCTAAAGATGGTGTATTTTTAAACTTTAGTTCTCAAGAGAATTACGGTAGTGGTTACAGGACTAAAGAAGGTTCTAAAGAAGCTTTAAAAGGCGGTGGTCCAAACGCTGTAGCACAGCCTGGTTATTCAACACATAACTTAGGTGCAGGTGTAGATTTTAAGAGTTTAGATAAAAAATCTTTAACATGGCTCCAAGAAAACGGACCTAAATATGGTTTTTTTGGTTATTCCAAACATGGAAAAGGTATGGATAAAGAGGAAATGCTGTCTAAAAAAAGACCAACTGGACGTGTAGAGAAGTTACTCTCATTTAACCGTGGCCCATCTGCTAAAGAAACCTTTGAATATCATCATTGGGATTATAGACCTGATTTAATGGAGACTAATTAATGGAAGAAGAAGAATTACAACAACCTCTCACAAATGAAGTTGAAGAGGAACAATCTGATGACGAAAGATTGAGAAGATTGGATGAGCAAGCTCTACAATCTCTTGAAGAAAATGTACTGTTACAAGAACAGAACGCACAAATACAAGCTCAACAACAAAGCCAACAGATTGGTGATCAAGGATTCTTACCAGACAATCCCGTTGAGTTAGTCAAAGAAACTGCTAAAGCAGCTTACGGTGGTGTTACAGATGCTGTTGAAAGTGTTGGTAGTACATTAGATCTAGTAGGAGATACTTATAAAACAGTGTCTCATAAAATACATGGTCTAGAACCTGATGCTGATTCTAATGTATTTGCAAGTGGTTACAAACCAGAACCTGTTAAGTTTTTAGATATACCTAGTAGGTATGAAGTTGAGAATGAATCTGGTTTAGGTAACTTAACTAGAGGATTAGTAGAGTTTGGAGCTTTAATTTATGCAACTAAAGGGGTTGGTGCTGGTTTTAAACTAATTCCTGGAGTTACTAATGCTGTACCTGTACTAGGTAGAGGAGCTGCGGCTAAGAGATTACTAGGTGCTAACTTACTAAAGTCTGCTAAAGCTAGTAAATTAGCCCCTTTAAGTGCTTTAGCTAATACAAGTAAAGGATCTAGATTTATTAAGTTTATACCTAAAGGTGCTGGGATATTTGCTGAAGGTTCTGTAGCTGATTTAATATCATCTAGCTCAGACTATGGTAATATGGCTAACCTTGTCAATGAATATGCTCCTTGGTTCCCATTTGCTGAATGGTTATCAGTTGATCCTGATAAGGATAACCCTTGGACAGCTAGAATGAAAACTATTTTTGCTGGGGGTGGGTTAAACATAGCTGCTCACACTTTAATGGGTTTTGCTAGAGGTGCTTGGGCATCTAGAAAAGCTAAATTAGAAGGTAAGACAGACCTTGAAGCCAATGAAATTGGTAATGTAAGAATGTCTGAGTCTATGAAAGCTGATCTAAAAGATGAAATAGAGACTCGTGTAGACTTAGAAAAGCAAGATATAGAGGAAGGTGCTGGTGTTTCAGCTAATCCTAGAAGAGATTTTATACTTGGTAATTTAGATGAATCAGATAGTAAACTTTATCAAGACTTAACTGAAGGTAATTTACCTGATACTAGAGGTAATCAAGTTTACTTCCACGGTACAGGTCTTGTAGCGACAGCTAAAAAAGGTCTTAAAAAAGTAAAAGGTTTACAAGGTGAAACTCCTGTTACTAAAGGTGTTGGAGATAGGGTTTGGTATGATGAAAATATGTTTGGTAATGGTTTTTATACTACAGATGATATAAATGTAGCTATAAAAAACAGAAAAAAAGGTGAAGGTTTAGTTTGGGAACTAGATAAAGAAGGTGTTAATAGACCTGTTTATAGAGTTGAAGAGATTAATCCTGTAACTTTCTTATTAGCTGATCAAAAAATAAACTATACTAAAGCATATGATCCTGCTAAAGGTTTACGTCAACCATCTAATGTAATTACTGATCCTGTTGAACAGGTTTTAAGAGGAGTTCAGTTTGTAGATGAGTTTGGTGTACCTGAATATGTCTGGAAAGAAGCTGATGGCCCGTTGACTTATGGTGAGTTTATAGATAAGATTAAAGATAACCAGATGTATCCTAGAGAAGAAGTGACTATGTTACTTGATCAAATACATGCTAAACTTCAAGAACTAGGTTATGGAGGTATTGAATACGGTTCTGAGATCAGTGGACGTAAACATAATGTTAGAGCTTACTGGGAACCTGAAACACAACTTAACATAACTAGAGCTGATGAATTTCCTGCTCAAAAAATCAAAGAGCTAGAAGATCTTGCAGACTCTAATGCAAATGCTAATGGTAATCCTTGGGTAGAAGAGAATAACTCTAGCTTTAATGATGTAGGTAAGGCTAAGAAACCTACACCAGATCGTAATCCAAGTAAGTTTACTGACGGTGAAAAAGCAGTTATACCTGATGAAACTGTTAAATCTACTAAAACTAAAACTAAAGAAGTTTTAAAGGAAATGTCTGACAACAATAAAACTACAGGTAAACCTGAGTCAGATCGTCAGTTATTTCGTGAAAGAGCACTTAGAAGACTAAGTTTTGGTATTCCTGAGTTAAGAAAGTTTATTTTAGAGATGTCTGAAACTATAGCTGATGAAGTTTTTAGTTCAACTAAGAATACTTATAACTGGAATGAGTTACAAGATGCTGTCTTGAAACAAGTTGATGAAATGTATTCTAGAATTGAAGAAGGTGGTTCAGATTCTTTAAGGTCTTATATAAAAGATAATGCTAAAGATAAAATTTTATGGATGCACGATGGTACTGAAGTTGTTACAGGTAATGCTTCACAAGCTATTTCTTTACAGTTAGTTATAAACTCTTTGGCTAAACGAGCTTCGTTAACAGCTCAAGGTGCTGTAGAGCTTATTGGTGAAAAAGGTACACAAACTGATTTATTACGTCAAAGTAGAGACATACAAAAATCTTTAGTTATAGCATTAACTGAGTATAAAAAGATTAGTATGATGTATGGTCAAGGTTTACAGCAATTTAATATGACAAACCGTTTGATGCCAGCAGATGTTTCAAGAAATATAAAACGTAATCTTAAACAGATTGAACTTGAAGAAAAGCAGTTTGGTGAAGAGTTAGATAAGCTTATGTTTGAAGGTAAGCTTGGTGATAGAGAACAGCTCTTACAAATGTGGGCTATTACTAAAGGAGATATCCGTACTATGGCTGATCTTAGAGCTTATTTAGGTGCTAAGGTTGTAGGTGGTCGTTTCAAAGGTGCAGATGTAAAAGGTCGTTGGAGACAAGAAGCAGCTGGAGCTTTTTATAATTCTATATTAAGTGGTATTAGTACTCCTATTAATGCTATTGTCAACACTGGTGTTATTGGGTATCTACGTCCTTATCAAGCTTGGCTTGGTGCAGCTGTGCAAGGTAATAAAGAAGAAATGATTATAGCTGCTGCTGGGATAGATGCTATGGGTAAGTCTTTTGCTGAGTCTTTACAGATGTTTAAGCATAACTGGACTCAAGGTCTAAACCGTAAACCATTAACTTATCAAGGTAAGTTTGATGTACAAGCAGATATAAAAGAATGGAAACAGTTAGCTCCACAGATTGAAAGATACGGCACAGAAAATGAAAAATTAGCTTATTATTGGACAGATGTTTTAGTTGACTTTAACAACTCTCCTTGGGTAAGATACAGTCAAAACGCTATGGGAGCTGGTGATGCTTTTACTAGAACTCTTATTGGTCGTGTTGAAATGCGTATGAAAGCTGCCCGTAAAGCTATAGAAGATAATGTAGACTTAGATGATATCCAAAAAGTAGCTAGAGATACTGAACAGAATTTCCGTGAACAAGTATTTAAACAAGATAAACATGGTATGTGGGTTGTTGGTGATGAAGCTGTTAAACAAGCAGGTGATGAAACAACTTTAACACAAGCTTTATCTGGTCAATTAGCATGGTTACAAGGTGCTAGAAATACTACAGGATTAAGATTCTTCTTCCCATTTGTTAGAACTGGTGTTAATGCTTTAGACTTAGCTCAACAGCATACTCCTGTGTTAGCACGTTTTCATGGTAAGTGGAAAGACTTAATGAATCCTAATTTAGACCCTGCACATATTCTTAAAAAGTATGGTATTCAACCTCAAGATATTCCACAAGCTCAAGCCTTAATGAAAGGTAGAGTAGCTTCTGGACAGATCATGGTTGGACTTGCTTCTATGATGGCATTGTCTGGTAACTTAACAGGATCATTACCTGCTGATAAAGAAACTAGAGATCTATGGAAAATGCAAGGGGTCAAACCTTTTTCATTTAAAGTAGGTAATACTTATATTTCTTATCAAAAAATGGAACCGTTTAATACTGTATTAGGTATGGTAGCAAACGTGATGAACTATCAACATGTATTAGGAGAAGATTTAAGAGATGATTTCCTAAACAAAGCAATCTTTATGGGATCTGCTGTTATAGTAGATAAATCCATGTTAGCTGGTGTCTCTGATCTTGCTGAAGTATTTAATGCTCAAACTGGTTCAGGTACATTAGGACGTACTTTTGCTAAGTTTGCAAGAGCACAATTCTTCCCTTATGCTGGTTTAAGTTCTCAGTTAGGTAGTATTATAGATGCTAACCAGAAAGAAGCTAATACTGTATGGGAAACTATATTCCAACGTGATATATTTGCTAAGAAATTTTTAGCTCCAAAGTATGATATATTAAGTAAAGATAGATCTGGAAAACCTTGGATGCCTTCAGATGGTAATCCAATGATGAAACTATTTAATACTATGAGTCCTTTTCCTATTTATTGGACAGATAAAAATGATTATGTCAAAATAGGTTTAAGAGGTATGAGTTTTAATATGCCTGAAATCTTAAGATCATGGAAAGGTGAGCAGCTTACTTCTACAGAGATATCTCAGTTACAACGTATTTTATCTCAAGGAGCTTTACGTTCTCGATTAGAAAAACTAATGAAACCTGGAGGAAAATGGGAAAAAAATTATCTCAATTTTAAAAAGGAAGGTTTTATGAAACGAGATGGAGTTAATGTAACAGACCAAGGTTTTTATTTACAGGTCCGTAAGATTTTCTTAGATGAAAAGAAAAAAGCCCTTACTATAATGAGATCTCAGAGTCCAGAATTGTATGATAGAGTACAGTTAAGACAGCTTAAAAAGAGAGAAGGTAAGGCAAACGATCAAGAAACTATATCTAGACTACTCGCTATTCCAAAATAGGCACCGATCCTATACACATTGATTATCAATGGCAGTTACAACTAAAAAGACATTTAATGCTGTAGGCAGTGGGGGTCAGTCATCAACGACTGTTTTCACTCCTGTCAGTATAGAACTGAATAACCAAGATGATCTAGATGTATATGTTACGTTGTCAGGTGGAACAAGAGTCTTAAATTACCGTCAATCGACTGGTAGTACTACAGACTCTAACCATCCACAGGTAAATGATACAACTGGATTATATTTCCCCGCACAAAGTGCTGGGGTAACACTTTACAATTACATATTATCCACTGATAATAACACTATTACGTTTAATTCTGCTTTACCTTCAGGTGCAGTAGTATCCGTAGAACGTAGAACTAGGGATAGTTCTAGTGATTATACTAATTTTGTAGGTGGAAGTACAATTAGACATACAGATGTTAATAAAGCATTTGATGAATCTAACTTTACAGCACAAGAAGGAAGGAATAAAGCATTTGAATTAGAAGGGAAAATATTTGGAGGAGAAGCTACCAGTACATCATTTATCACAAGTGATGAGATTGTAGATGGTACTATAGTTGCAGGAGATTTAGCTAGTAATTCTGTTACTACAGCTAAAATAACAGATGCTAATGTTACTACAGCTAAGATTGCAACAGATGCTATAACTGGAACTAAAATAGCTGACGATCAAATCAATTCAGAGCATATAGCTGCAGGTGCAGTTGACTTAGAGCATATGTCTGCAAACTCTGTAGATAGTGATCAATACGTTGATGGATCAATTGATCTAGTACACATGTCAGCCAACTCAGTTGACAGTAATCAGTATGTAGACGGATCTATAGACACAGTTCACCTAGCAGATAACTCAGTAACTAGTGCTAAGTTAGCAGCAGGTACTATTGGTACAGCTGATTTAGCTGACTCTGGAGTGATTACTGCTAAGATAGCAGATGCTAATGTTACTACAGTTAAGATAGCAGCTGACGCTGTGACTGGAGCTAAAATAGCTGACGACGCAGTTAGTACTGAGCATTATGCAGCTGGTTCAGTAAATAATGCAGCAATAGGAACTAATGCAGTTAATTCCA